TTTAAGACACAGAGCACACCTGCGCTTACCCTTCGCTTTATTGTGGCTCCCCCCGCCACATGCAATGTTCGAATTTCTCAGAGGTGGTGGCTTCCAAGTCACTGCTGATTCTGGCGCAAACATGCATTGCTTATCCCCGGATGACGGCGTTGGAGAGGAGTGCAGTCGCGGGATTGGTGCAGATGTCATGGTCAAGCGATTGGCCGGGCAGGTGCAGCATACCGGCAGGGTTGGCGTTGAAATCCTTGGCATTTCAATGCATTTGTCCGGTCGGGTTTTCTCGCGACTTTTCCGAGTGGTGGCATGTCTCTGCGTTTGGCTCTATATGGTGGCCATTGGCGCTCGTGTGGGGTGTTGGTTGCCCGCCACAGTTGGCTTCAGCACCATGGTGGCGAGCGTTCTGTATTATTATACTCGCCCACTTGACCCACCGAGTGTAGCTGTGGAAGGGTTTGTTGGTGCCGTCACTGGCATACCCACATCCGCTGGCACTGACATAAAACTTAGTGCCGCCACAGAAAAATGGCTCCATCGCGCCATTCTCAAGTTTGGCCGCTTGCAAGACACCCCCGCTGATCGCAGGGTGTTGCGCTTGTGGCTTGGTGGGGAAATGGAGAAAGCAGACATGCGGCACAAGGATGCTGTGAGCTTGATCCCTTTGGTTGTGGAGATGATGTTCATTCCCGGTGTAGAGGAACTCGTTGCTGCTCGTATACGCAAGAGTGTCCTCGCAACGATGTTGAAGCAGGAAACAACCAAGTAGGAGTGCCCTTTGTTGGTGGCCGGAGTTGACACTGGGGTTGATTCGTTTCAATTCAGTGCCATGTGCGGACTCCGTATCACGCGCAAGGGCTTACCTAAGACACGATTGCACCCTGTTTTCCCCGGGTTGTGTGGTGCATCGCGGTTTGGGATCCATAACAACAACCTTGGGAATGGGTGCCGCGCACTTGTGGAACGCGTGTTCTTACGGGAGGTGGGAGGTGAACTTCGCCCACCTCCGCCGTGCGTGGCGGATGTGGAGTCAACCCTGAAGGGGTTCAGGGCTGGAGTACTTGCGCATCTTGGTGTGCACCGCCGTCGTACTGTTCAGCAGTTTGTTGACAGTTACAATGGCCGGCGCCAGGGCGTGTATGCACGGGCAGCCTTGAGCCTGGAGACCACTCCTGTCCACAGGGGTGACTTTAGGATTGACAACGCATTTGTGAAGGCTGAAAAGATCAACTTCACATCCAAAGGAGACCCTGCCCCCCGTGTGATTCAGCCACGGAATCCACGGTATAATGTTGAAGTAGGCAGGTATCTGAAGTTCCTGGAGCACCCAGTATATGAAGCTATTGGGGAAGTCATGGGGAGTCCCACGGTTATGAAAGGATACAACGCAGCCCAGACCGCTGGTGTTCTGAGGTCCAAGTGGGACAGGTTTTCCAAGCCTGTCGCCATTGGGCTTGATGCCAGCCGATTTGATCAACACGTCAGGCCAACAATGCTTGAATGGGAACACAGTGTGTACATTGCGTGCTTTCGGGGAGCTGAGGCCGAGCATTTGGCATGGCTCCTGAAGGGGCAGGTTAACAATGTGTGCACACTTAGAGCATGTGATGGTGTTATCAAATATCGTGTCCATGGATCCAGGATGAGTGGTGACATGAACACGGCTCTGGGGAATTGTTTGATCATGTGTGCCTTACTTTGGCGCTTGCGCACAGAGTTGGGGTTCCACATTGAGTTTGTAAACAATGGTGATGACTGCGTTGCTATTATGGAGGAGGGGCACACATCTGCTTTCCGTAAGCGGGTGTCTGCGTTCTTCCTTGATTACGGGTTTACCATGAAAGTTGAGGAGCCCGCCTTTCAGTTTGAGCAGATCGAATTCTGCCAAGCCCACCCTGTTTTCTGTGATGGCACCTGGCTCATGGTCCGCAACGTTCACACTATCTTGTCCAAGGATGGGGTGTGCGTCGTCAAGGATTACGCCACAGGTGCTATGGCCAGGGCGTGGTTGGGAGCCGTTGGGGAGTGCGGCCTAGCGATGTATGGGGGCGTGCCAGTGTTGCAGGAGTTTTATCTTGCTTTTCAGCGACACGGAACTGTTGACCGTGAGGTTGCAGTTGTTGCTGAGACTGGCATGGCCCACCTTGCGCGAGGCATGCACCGTGAGGTGGCAGTAGTTGGTGATGAGGCGCGAGTTAGCTTCTGGCGGGCATTCGATGTCTCTCCCACCCAGCAGCGGGAGCTGGAGGAGCACCTCTGTGGTGTTTCTGTCCTGACACCAAGTACTCCCTGTATCCGTGGCATCCCCCCGCGTGGTACTATCCCTTTCTAAGTATATTATGGCAAAGAAACGTCAACCCAAG